TACTCCATAAATAAACACCTCGCCGCATGTATCATAAAAACCAGCGCATTCCTCAGCGAATTCAGTCCATGCTTGATTAGGATTAGGATTTGCTAAAAGTTTGTAAAGATCATTGTTTTCGTTTAAATCTAATGCTTTTGATCGAAGTGTTAAGGATTTAGTGTGATGCTCTGCATTTCCTGAATATTTAAACTCTTTGTATTTTGCGCGCTGGTTTGCGTTCTTTTCAACATAGACCAAAGGGGGGGCAATCTTTTTCTTATCTCCTAACTTACGGATGATTGAATAAACAGTTGCATTTGATCTGTAACCCTGATTAATGTATATTTCACCTTGTTGGTTATTATACCAAATAATGTCCGAATTATTGAGATATTGGTAAACCATCTCTGATAGGCGATTTTCGCCTTGCGTTTCCGCTTTGCCTATAAAAGCACGTTTTAAACCTTCAAACATCTGATAACTTTTTATTAGCTATAAATATACCTACTGAAATTAAGATATAAGCAGAACGCCCGATAATACCCCAATTAAAACAATTAAACGTGCCAATGACAAAAGCCATAAGCAGATAAACGGCTGTTAATATAATAATAAATTCTATAATATTATATTTCATATTTACAAATATAGTTATTTAATTGAAAATTCAAATTGACTTCCTATCTCAAAAAACATTCTCATCATAAGCATATCTGAAAAGTCAGGGCTACGACCAATTAATTCTTTTACTTTGTCTTTAGGTATAATCTGCTTTTTCATGTCCTTATCCATGTTATACTGCTTGACCTGCTCCAATTCCTGAACAATCTGATCTCTGTATTCCGTTTCACAAATATACATTTTTGACTGATTAATAATTTCAGCTAATTTAAAGTAACATTGAGACTTAAGGTTATTATAGTTTTCAGCATCGTTTGTTTTTGGATTTTCTAAAGGTTTAGAATTATTGACAAATCCATTAGAGCCTGTCAGTATATCAGTTACACCACCACCTACTCCATCGTCATCAATTACGATATTACTAATCGGTATATGATATTCAAATGATAGTTTTCGGATAAGATCAGCGGCTTCCGTAACTTTGTTTTTATCTAATGTTACAATCTTTATCAGTCTAAATCCATCCCATATTCCTATAACGGTTTTATCCCTTCCAAAACGTGCAATATCTGCCGTTAGATACTTTTCACCTGATTCGGCAAAACTATTGCTAAAACAATCGTAAATCTTATTGATAGGTATTAATGAGGTCGGATCGTCGTCATATTCCCAGTTGCCATTTAATAGCCTTTCAATGGAGTTCTTGTCAAGACTTAAAAGGTTTTTTCGATAATGCTCTGATATGAACGGGTTATCTGATAGCAAGGCTTGTACAAATTGTTTATTAGGTTCTAACTCGCCTCTGTTATGTGGTTTAAAGAAATCAGCATAAACCCAGTTCTTTGCCGGGTTGCAAGTGCCTAATAATTTAGGAATTAAACCATATTCATCCAATTTGTATCTGATACGGGATTTAGTAATGTCTTTAGCTTTTTTGCTTACCTGATTGCACTCATCAATAAAAACATCGGTAATCTCCAATGAGCCTAATTCGTCAAAGTTAGGATCGGATGGATAAGTATATAAATCCTTTAATAATATCTCGCTTTCAGTAGATGGAAAGCTGATAATATTCCTTTGAGCATTATAAATATAATGATACCCTGATTTTAAACCCTGCTGACCTGCAACCCAAAAGAATGAATTTAATGTCGTGTCCTTTAATGTTTTAAGAATTGCCCGACCAATTAAACCCCGGGTGCCCGGATACTTCAATCTATTCTTAATCTGCCAATAACATCCTAAAACGCTTTTAGCGCCACCTGCGCCACCGCCAAAGATTAACTCATTGGTTTTATTATCTTCTAAAAAGTCTAAAGCCTTAGTCTGCTTTTTCGTGAGTATCATAGGTCTTTGTTTCATTCCACATAATACCAACCTCGCCTGAATGCTCAATCTTCATGTTAGGTTTACCGAATCGGTATTCCATAAATAGCTTAAGTGCTTGCATATCACCCTGTTCAATCTTAATATTAAGCATTTCCAAAGCAATATCATCCATTGGAGATAGTCTTTCAATCAAAGCTATTTCGTCTGCCTTTGGTTTGCGACCCGCTCCTGCTCTTGCACCCCCGTTTTGCTTTTTAATTTCCATACTGAAAAAAACTGATTATTCAAACAAAGTTACAATATATCTTTTGAATTTACCAATTCTGTTTTTTCATATGGTTCTTTATACAATCCTTTTTCTTCAATTACTATCTGATGCAGGGCCATAATACAGTTTGCGGCTAATGCCCTTAATTCTTTACGTATGACATACGATTGATTTTCGAGTATAGAAACATGTAAATCTAAATAATGCATTTGTATCGAAGCTAATACGTCCGCTGGTTTAATCCCTTTAAAATAGTTAGTTGCTCCAAAATCGTTTTTTGCATCTGTAAAATGTTGTGCAATCTCGTTAAGTGCATAAGGTGAAATGTAATCTGGTCTTATACGGCCCGTGTCGTCGGATCGTACGGCACCGGATGGGAAGCGGCGGAGAAATAATTCCGGTAACTTAATTAGCTTATTGACTGATTGTGGTCCTAAGTAAACCTCATGATTTTCAATAGCTAATACTAAATTATATTTTGATTTGTCAGTACATACACCATTTTTACCATTATCAATGTAGGCTGTATCATTTATCCTATACTTTTCCCCTATTACAATATCTTCTATTTTCATAATTCCTATTTAAAAAGTCTGATTAAATCTTTAATATCCTGTATGGTTGTGGCGTTGGTTTTATAACTTTCGCCCTCTATATACATAATAACCGAGTGTAAAGATGCGCATATTTCAATATTGTTAATACAGTAACTCCATTCATCACACCATGATATATGCTTAAACCCCAACTCAATTAATTCTTCTTTGTTTAGTTCCATTTGTTTAGTTTTTTAAGTTTAGTAAAGTTGAATATTTCCATATAAACCCCATTGATTTACCGTTTACTTTTGCAGCCTTCATAATCATATTCGATTTTTTTGATTCTAAATTTAATTTTCTTGCGGCTTCCTTTCCTGACGGAAATGTATTAATAATTAATTTTGTTTTTATATCAATCTGATTAACTGATTTGCAATATGTAGAATTTGTTTTTCCTAATTGTCTTGGTGGTTGTTTTAAAATATTAAATGAATGATTTACATTTTCCTTAGCTGTTGCCCACTCTAAATTTTCAACTCTGTTATCGGTTTTAATTCCGTTAATATGATTAACCATTGGTTTATTTTCAGTATTTGCGATAAAAGATTCTGCGACAAGTCGGTGAATTTTCCAAGTTTTTACATGATATTTTTTATAGTTTCTGAAAATGAATGTATTTTTTTTATTCTTGTATAACTGTTATTAAAAATTACTGTATCGTATGTTTTAAAATATTGTTTGCAGCATGAGATAAATATCTCTCGCCTATCCTCTGGTATTTTACTCAATTCAAGTATCTCACCGGGCTTTAAGGTGTCAAGCATTGTGAAGCAGCGAGATAAATCTTGATCTTTTAAAAGTGTAACCTTTGTGTAACCAGGTGACAGTAGGGGGTTACACTCTTTTTCTTTGTTTATCATATCGTTAATGCAGTTTTATACTCAAAAGTGTAACCTGGTTACACTATTTTATTAAAAATATTTATTTTTCTGTTTTACTTTTTTATTTTTTATTTAGGGGGTTACACTGTCACCTGGTTACACTTCACTATAATTTACTAATTATCAAACAGTTACAACTTTTAAAAGTGTAACCCCCGGTTACACAGGGTTACACTTTTCTACGTATTTATATATAGTTTTCCGACTTATCCCTAATTTTTCCGCTAATTCAGATTTATTTACCTCCGGGTTAATTTCGTACAACTCTTTGAACTTTTCAAAGTTAGTTTTGTTGTCATTATTCTTTATGTACTTTTTAATATCGTTTACCTCTACTGAATTAATTTTAATCTTTTTTGACATTGCAATAAAGTATTTAGATAGTTTTTCGGCTGATAACATAGCTGATACCGATACTACCGAAAGATCATTACTACTTTGATCGTTATACCAATTTAAAGTGTTTATAAGCAAAGCAAAACGGGGTATATAAGACTTTTGTTTTGGTAACATAGACTTCATGTATTCATTTTCCTCATCGCTATTTTGCTGGCTTGTAAGCGAGTTAAATATACGCTTCCATTCAATCCTTGCAGCAGGTGAAAACTTCGCTATAATCGGCTCTATTTCGCTATCATTATTAAAATCTAATACCTTTAGTTTAATCGTATCATAAAAATTAACCACATAATCAGAAAACCAATTTAAAATACGGTAATCAAGTTCATTCTCATTATAGTTTTCTACGACCAAATCAGGAAAACATAACAGCATCCTGTCAATAAAACCGTTGTCTTTATTTTCTTCTGTGTAAAATGAATCCAAAATGCCCGGCTGAATACCGCCTAATACTGAAATATGGGGATCTTGTACAAATGAAGATTTTGAGGTTTTACGATTTAAAAATATAGATTTACCAGACCATGTACTAAGCCAAAACTCTAAATCAGATCCGGCCCTGTATTTATTCATGTCCTTAAACCATCCTGCTAATTCATCTTTAAATAATCCAATTGCGTTTTTATTTTCTTCATGTAAATCAACTAAGGCTTCGAGTGTAATATCATCTGCTATAAATTGAGTTTTGGCAGGTTTCTTTATTTCCTCTGTATTTGCCTTTTCTTTTTTATCAAGTAACATATAAGCTAAATACTTCTCATTCTGTTTAATGTACTTTTTAAGCTCCCTGTTATTCACTTTTTGCAATGGGAATATAATATTAGCTATTGAGGGTGTTTTACCTATACCGGCCTTTCCAACTACTGAAAACCAAAGGGTATTATTTTCGATCCATCCTGTTTTAACTTGAACTTTTACAGCATTGCCGACTATGATAGACATAGACCAAAGGAATGAGCAACCCATATAATCCAAAGAACTATCTAAAGTATTTTTACAGGATAGCATATAAGCCTGTATTTCATTTGGGAATATCTCAATAGGGAATACTAAATCGGATTTATTAATTTCTATTTTTTCCTGTAATTCCTTAACAGGTTTAATTAATCGAGTTCCAAATCCTTTTTGATATAAATCCTTTGCGGCTACTGAATAATCGGCATTATGATATTTGTGAGCATATACTGAAAATGGACTAAGTAATTTTTCAGCTGGGTAAATACTACCGGTACTGAATAAATACATACATCCGCTGTTCTTATAGATATACCCTGAATGCGGACTTGTTGCCCCTGAACGTCTTATAATATACTTATCGGATAGATTCTTTACAATTGAAAATTCATCGCTTAAAACGTCTGTAATATTGGTCTTTTCGTTATAATCTTGCCAAACAGGTATTTGATTTTCAACTGTGACCTTATCAGCTTTTTGTTCAATAATTAAATCTTTTTCTTCTACGTAATCATAATACCTGCTTACTTGAAATAAAACCTCCCGATCGAGCTCTGAAATTTCCTGTATTTCATAATATGATTTCGTAGATACTTGATTCTCGTATATGAAAACATAACCACCGTTACCTCTGGTTTCAATGATTGCTTCTGTATGTCCTTTGAGTTTTGCAATCTTTTGATTACCTGCAATTACGGCACATCGGTAAATGATATGATATCCGTTATTAACGGTCTTATAAATTACAAATTTATCATCAAAATCATCAATGTTATCAGATAGAAATTTTACATACTCATTCCAAAAGTCCTGCTGTTCTTTGAGTGACTTGAATATTTTTAAATCAATATCAATAACCTCAATACCATTAAACCCGGTAACAATACCAACACCATTGGTAGCCTGTAATTCATCTCCGTTTTTCTTAATTATCCCACCTTCATAAGACCAATCCTTTTCAAATTCATCTTTAGAATAAGCAACTGTTTGCCGGAGCTTCCATGGGAAGTTAGGTACTTTTTGATTACCAATACATACCAAAGACAAGCCGCTATCTAATAATTTTTTACACTTACCTAAGTCTGTTTTTTTTAACATATTGTAAAAGTTTAAAGCATAAAAAAATTACTTAGCAACTATTAAAATAGTGCCATTTACCTGTATTGTTTTTAATGTTCTGTCATCAATCCATTTATCAATGGTTGGTCTACTTACCTGGTATGCTTTTGCATATTCAGTTTTAGTATATAGCTTTTTAGGGTCTATATTAACTTCCTTTTCCATAACGCTAATTTACACAATGTAATTTATAATAACAAATATTCCTCAAACACTCTTTTCGCCTCATCAAACCCCTCCGCAAATTCAACTTTCCATCCTAATAACCTTAAAAAAATATGCATCTCGTTTTGTTCCTGAACGTGTTTACCGGATGACAAACTCCCATCCTTTAAAAACGTTCCTGAATGCAACCGCTTCAACTCAATTTGCAAACCACAATATTGACCTGATTTATGATAAACCTGAATATCAGGCCATGCCCTAAATGGGTCTATTATGGTTTTAATGTTTTGCATTTGAGGACTTAACCTCCCGGCACTTTGAATATCTGATCTAAATTTGATTAAAGGATATTGAAGTTTAATCCATTTGCAAAATTGTAGCTGGATTGACCATTCGGATTGCTTTAGTTCAGTAGGTTTAACTACCTTTGCAGTTCTTTTGGAATGGAATTGATCCATGTAGTCTAACATAATATTTCCCTATATTCTATTGCCCTGCCTGCCTTAATTGCATTATTGATTCCGTATTCCATACCCTTCGAAATACCTAAATCAATATAAACAACTGTTCTATCTGCCATTTCTCCCCAAAGTAAACCGGCATTAATCCCTAATTCTCTTTCATTTGTAATACTGTCATCTAATATACCTAATTGAGTATATAGTAAATGACTTGCAAATGGAGCTTCTCCGCGTTTAAAACTATCCGCCATACATTTACGTGCATAGTCTATATTGGTTTCAATATCGCCAGCGTATGGGCTTTCTAAAATTACTTTTTCCATCTTTCTTCAATTTCTGCCCGTTGATCGGGTGTTCCTTCTTTCCAGAACACCCGATCTCGAGCCTTTAAATAATCTGTTATAATATCTGATTCGTA